ACCGGGTTGAACATCAGGGTGTAGAGGGCATTGGCCAGTTCCCGGTTGTAGGTGGTGGCGGAGTCGTCGAAGAGCTCGATGGTCTTCTTCTCTCCACCCACCATGGACTGGAAAATGTTATTCTTGTTGGGCACGCCGTAGTCGCCCACGTCCTGCCAGAGGGAGGTCCAGTTGGCCCTCTCGGAGAGTCGTGCCTCGTAGCGCTTTAGGAGCTTAGAACAGACCGTTTTTTCCAAGGGCACTGTTGTCTCCTATGAGCGAGGGGAGGTTGGAGGCGGAACCGAGCATGTACTGGGCCCGGCCGGGGGTGCGGATCCGGCGCTTCCTCTCCTCCGCCATCAAGCGCTGCATCTCGACGTTGGGGTCCACGGGGGCCAGGGTGGCCGCGGCGGCCTTCTCCACGTCGGTGAGCTCGGCGGCCTGGTCCTTCAGGGCGTCCAGGGTGGCGTAGGGCAGGCCGGTCATGGGATTGTACATCATGGCAGACTTCAGGGTGTTTTTGGCAATGCCTTTCAGGTCACCCGTAGCGATGGACTTTCCCAGGTTCACGGCGGGTTCAGTGAAAGACTTAAGCACTTTCTTGAGCTTCAGCCCCATAACGCTCCCCAAAAATGTCGATTATCCATGAATATCGTAACTCGAATCCGCGGTTTCGGGCAAATCATTCCTTTCTTCTCCCCAATGGCGCCCAAAACCGGGTTCATAGGCCATGGCAAACTGCCGGATGGCGTCGGCGGCGTGGGAGGCGAAGTCGTGCTGGGGTTTGTCCGAGAAAACCTTGTGGAGGGGGTCCCATTTCCGCTGGTAGGCCCTCAGGGCCTCGATGCCGACCTTGCATTTCACGGCGTCGAACCAGATTTTGGGCAAAATCCTGCGGACCGCCTCCACGTCGTCGGCCACCGAGGCCGATTTGGGCATGACCCTCACGTTCCGAAGGCCCTGTTCGTGCAGGAAGGTGATCCGGGGCTTGGCCGTCTCCAAAGAACGGGCGGCGATGTCGTGGGGAAAGACGTGGGCGTTGTAGTTGTAGGGCCTCTGGTGCACCTGCCTGACCCAGAAGTCCAGTCCCTTCCCGTGATCCTCCATGTAGTCGATCATGTGGATCTCCTTTCCCTGCTCCTGGGCGAACCAGATGGCCGTGGAGTCGGAAACCCCGATGTCCCAGTAGGTGGAGACAGGGGAGGAGGGGTCGTGCGGGACGGAAGTGATGCGCCCTTGGGACAGGGCCTCATCCATCAGGCGCTGGTAGTAGTACCCGGCCGGGGCCGCCGAGAAGTCGCACTCGTACTCCTGGCGCCAGGCCTCCAGGGAGTACTGCTTCTTCATGTTCTCGATCTGGTGGGGCTGGAAAACGCCCGTGTCGTAGATGCTCTGGATGGTGCAGAACCACTCCGAGTTGGGGTTTTGGGCGTCGGCCAGGGCCGTCAGGTAGAGCTGCTTGAACCGGTTGTCCCCCTTGGGGGTCCCGCCCACGATCTCCCACCCGTCCCGGTCGTCCAGCGTGGGGTTGAACACCTTGTCCCGCACGTCCGGGTGCATGTCCGCGAACTCGTCGTACACGATGCCGTCGAAGTAGAGACCCCGGTGGGCGTCGTAGTTGTCAGCACCCAGGCAGTAGATGGTGCACTTGCCCCGGGGATGGTCGTAGGTGACCTTGAGCTCGTTCTCGTACGCCTTCCACCCCGGGAAGTTCTTCGTGTAGTGCTTGAGGTAGTCCCAGGCCACCTTCTTCGCCTGACCAATGGTGTTGGCAATGTAGGCGTACTGGGGGTTCCTCAGCGGGGACCCGTCGAAGGGGCTCATCTTGGTGAACTTCACCGACTCGTCGGCGATCTCGTTGATGAAGAGGACGGTTTTGCCGCCCCGGCGATGGACCACGATCACGTTCCTTTTCTTCTTGGAGCGGTGGATCCTGGACTGCCACGGCCGGGGGGCATAGCCGGTCGATATGCGCTGGACGGCCATTTACAGTTTGGCGGCGCCAGGGGCCTTTTTGGGACGCCCGCCCTTACCCTTCGCCTTGGGCGCCGGGGCCGGAGGCAGGGACTCGGTCACCGGGGCGGGAGCGGGCGCCTGTTCCTGTGCAGGTGCACCACCAACCTCTTCACCACCAGCGAGCGTGGGGGCCTGTTCCGGGGCGTCGGTCTCCTCAGTGATGGGGTCCCCGTTCTCGTCCACCGGGGCGGGCACGCCCGCTGCGCTAATCCTCTTCTCCACCACCGGTTCGGGGAGGGCGCCCGTGCCATTTACGTTCTTGAAATGGTCCAGGTCGTAACGCTTTCCGTCGATCAGCACTTGCTTTTTTGCCATTTGCAAACTCCAGGTTGGACTTCAATTTTCGGATTATACGACCTTGATGATTGCACTTCTTTTTTAGCTGGGCAACATCGTGCTTGAGCTCCCGGTTTTCATCCAGGAGGGACTGGAGGAGCTCTTTTTCTTTCATTTTTAAATTCTGACACCCACCGAATTATTTGCAAGGTGAAATATATCCCGGCAGGTACGAACCGGTTTCCGCCACCAGGTTGCACTTCTGTAATTAACACACTGTGTTAAATTGGTTTTTATTTTCTGTGGCGAGGGGTTGGAACCTCCACCACAATGTTGCGTGGGGGGGCCTACCCACCCTTCTGTATTTTCGCCTACCTACCTAGGATCTACGGCCCCCTTCCTATATAGGTGGACCATCCTACCTCATGTACTGTCTGACCATGTAATGATTACACACTGAATTAACATGGTGCGCTAGGCGTGATAGGCTAGGTAAAAATGCAACGTAAAACTGGAGAGTGATCCCATGCCTAGCACATCCACCAGCATGCGAGAAATCCTAAACTACAGAGTAGCTGTTCGCCGTCTAGGCCAACTAGAGGACCTACTAGGAAATAATGAAGAATGGCTAGAGTTTGAGAAACAGTTTAACCAATGCGTTGAAGGAAGTTTGCGCTGGCCCCTGTTTATTGTTCGCATCTCCCGTAGACTGGACGAACTACACGCCTCCGAAGGTCTATAATGGAGCGCCACGCCTAGGGCGCCTCCATAATTCTCAACATCCGGTATTCACGACAATATGTAATATTTACGCACCGCTTGCATGATTGCGGGTATTGCGTTAATACTTGCCCACCAACGAATTAACCGCCCGCGTTCATTGCGGGCCACAACGTGGAGACCCTTATGTACCGTTCCAACAACATCCCCGCCACCAAGCGCCTCGCCGTCGCCCTCATTGGTACGGCCCTGTTCACCTTCGCCACCGCCGCCATGAGCGCCGAACTGGAATGCGTGACCCTCGGTAAAGGTAAGAAGGGCCTGGCCTATCCGATCAACGCCCTTGCAAAACAGATGACCGAAGAACACGGCGTGAAGACCTGTAACCGCTCCGACTTCTTCGAATACGCCGTTAAGAAGGCCGGCCACACCATCAAGATCCGCAAGGCCACCGAGGCCGAAAAGACGGCCGTCTACGAGGCCAAGCTCAAGGGCGAATAACTCCCGCGACCATCGATCTTGGAAGGGCCCGGCGGATGCTGGGCCCTTTCTTTTACCCGGAGAGGTATATGCCCTACGCCGTTTACGACTGGGCCGGAAACCGCATGAACTGGGGAACATTTCCCAGCTTTGAGGACGCCTGGTCCGAAATTATTGAACGCGTGCCCGACGAAGAAGGACACGGGGACTATTTCGTGGGCGACACGGCCAATGAACGCATGTCCCGATATTTGGAACCCAATCACCCTAACGAAGGACGAGGGAAATATGCTTAAACTAAGTTTAATTCTGGCCCTCCTGGCCGCCCAATACGCCAACGCCGCTTGTTTCCCTGGTGAAACCTTAGACGCCCCAGCTTGCGAGGCCAACTATATCGCCTGCACCCACGGGGAACTAGACGACTGTACCGAATTCCTGGAATACCTCAGTGATTCAGAGGCCAACATCACGTCCGACATCTATACAAACTTCGACGCCCAAACTGATTTTAATGAATGGAGATAATTTAAATGGATAACATAAGAGTGTATTTAAAAGTTAAAGCAGTTATGAAAGGCAAACGAAAGGCCAGCATTCAATTATTGCATATAGGGGACCTCCATCATGAGGGCCCCATAGATGCTGATATGGTCGTAGAATGGGAAAGGAAGGCCTGGCGAAAGGCCCAAGATATATTCTCAAAATTTAAAAATTCAGGGTCTATAAACTTCCATAAAATGAATATTGATGGAGATATGTTGGAAGTTTACATGCAACCCATTAAATCCGTTTTAGTTATGAGTGATTTAGGGATTATGAGTTTATGAGTATAAATTTAAGAGAATATGGAGACCTGGAAAACCTTAAATCTGACGCTAAAATTATGCACGATATACTCAACCGACAGGGAACAAATTTCGTTGTAGATTGCATAGCGGATTATGTGGGTTTTACTGTAAATAAATTCGAATTATTCGGAGACAGTGCCACACGTATTAAAAACTCCCTAATCAACGAATTAAAGGAGGCCATAAATGAGCGAATATAATGGCTGGAGCAATTGGGCCATCTGGAATGTGGCCCTTTGGGTTGGGAATGATGAAGGCCTGTACCATTTGGCACGCGACTACCGCGTGCGCGGGTACAAGGCCTTTGCCGAGGCCCTCCGGGAGCTGGGCCTCATTGAGACGCCCGACCAGGCCTCTTATTCGGACTCCGCCCTTGACCTGGACGCGCTGGATGAGATGCTTAAGGAACTATGATTAACGACCTGATCTTGATCGCCTTGGGCCTTCTGGCCCTCATAGCAATCGGCCACCCTTAACCGGGGCGGGTAGGGCCTCCGGCGTTTCTTCCATGGGCGCCGGGGGCCCTATTTCGTTTACAGTCTCCGACCTTTCTGTTATTTCCCGGGCCTCTCCTCCAATCTCAACTAAAGGCCTGCGGTCAATGCCCGTGTCCACGACAAAACTCAGGCCGCCAGTGTGCCCCACCTCGACCTTCTCCTTGAAATCCTCCGGGTGGGCGTTTTTGGCCGTGAATTTCATGGCCTCCCAATGCCCCTGGCCGCGCCTGCGCTCCTCGCCCGTTTTCGGATCTACGTCCAGATCTTCACTGCCCGTGGCCTTGGCCGTGAATTCTTGGTCCCAAAATGCCAAACTGGCCGCCTCCCCGATCTCGCGGGCCGTGGCAAACTCCTCATGAATTTCTGCCCACTCCTCAATAGTTTTTGTGGACACTCCAATGGAACCGGCAAAAGTCTTGAACCGGCGACCTTTGCGCATCCACTCAATGAGCTCCTGGGCATAGATCGGCTGATAGGAACTCCTCCGTATATTCTCAAGCATCGCCTGTTTGGACACCAAACCGTTGCTCATAGGAACACCCGCACCATAGTTTTAAAGCTCATAAAAGCCCTCCTGGGCCCTTCAGGGCCTTCACCCGCTCCTGGGTATACCTCTGGGTCTTCTCCCCGTGGCAAAGGCCGCACAGGCGCTGCAATGAGGCCTTGGAGGGCCACAGGAGGGTCATGAACCTCTCCCAGTCCACCTCCACCTCGGTTTTTGAAACAACGCTCACCGCCGTGGTAATCTCCGTTATATGGTCCAGCTCGATCGAATCCTGCGGGAAAGCTCCCTGGCACGCCTGGCACGTGTTGAACCAAACCTTCCTCACCTTCCCGTTCTTGAAGGTCCCCACCACCCTCTGGAACCTTCCCTCGTTCTTGATGGCCTTCAATTCCTCCGACCACATGGAGAGCTGCCGGAGCTTCCCCTTCACCATCTGATAACTCTTTTTGGACATGCGCATGACCAAGCTCCTGAGTGAACACCGCAGAAAATGCCAGTATCGAAAGCGTATTCTATTCTACCTCAAACGCGAAGGTCTCACCCAGGTCGCCTGGTGCCGCCGGCACGGCATGGACAAGGCCCACGTCAACCGCCTCCTGAACCTCAAGACCCGCCCCACCCCGCATTGGGCCTTCCGGCTGGCCCAGGCCACAGGCGGCGCCTGCCCCGCCCTCGACACCCTCATCGAGGCCGACTACCTGTCCAAGTTCTTCTGGAAGGGCCAGAAGGCCCCGAAGGCCAGGCCAACCGAAAAGCGGATCTTGGCCAAAACCAAACGCCCACCCAAATCTCGTCCACGCCGCAAACACCTAAACGTAATTAACGCTTTTGGTTAATTCACTGTGCAATTAACGCGGCGGATATGCGAGGATGGACCAAGAGTTTTGGGCCTGCACACACACCGAGCTTAATACTACTCACGCAAAGAATTTCTAAGGCGTTTTCCCCCTTTTATACTATTATAGAGCCATGACGCGTATACCTATCAATTACTTAGTATTTAACCACACGCATAATCGACCACTGCCCTGTGACATTTTTACTGCGTCATACAGGGTGTGTGCAAAGACTGAATTGACGCAATCCTGTAGTCAGTTTGACTTAATTCACCATGTTAATTCCTCAATAAAACACCCATTGACGAATTATTTTTTCAATGTTGACTTGGTTTCTCCCATAATTTAAAACTCTCCTCGGCCTCCTGTTGGCTCGGTGACATGTCCGACGGGTTGCCAGGCGAGAGTTTGGATACTCGTCGCATCGATCGCCAACAGGAGGCCTGCTTTTGACACCTAAAGAAGTCGCCCAGCTCATATTTGAGAACTGTCAGGTTCGTCGAATACAGGCCCCCAATTCCCGAAAAAGTGTAATGATCGAAATCAACGGGAGCTGCTACAACCCGTTGAACCTGAAAATTTTCCTCACCAGTGGGAAAATGACTTTTCCGGGCATCTCCATGCAGGAACTCATGGCCTTCGCCCCCTCCATCTTCATCTCCCTATTGGACCACCTTCCCGAAGAGAAACCCGCACCCAAGACCATCGGCGGCCCCAGCACCAACCAGGCCCTTTACGAGTACACCCAAGAAACCCTCATCTGCGTCGCCGACCTCTCCGACCGGGAAAAGTACCTGGTCTTCGACCGCTCCCGGCAAGAAGTTTCGGAGATGGACGCGGAGAGGTATTTCCACATCAAGGGCAAGCGCACCTTCGATCCCTCTCTGGTGGTTTGGGGCCGGATTTCCTACGAGCCCTACATTGAGGCCTCGGAGTGGACCGAACCCAACGACATGGGCATCGACATCCCACACTTCAACGCCCACAAATTGCCCGCTTGGCGCAAGCGCCCCGACCTGACCAACCCCACCTGTCCCCCCATCTTCGAGAAGTTCTTCGCCCATTTTTTTGAGAATGAGGCCTCTCGGCAGTTCTCCTTGAATTGGTTGCGCACTTCCATATGGGGCCGCAATGAGACAGTCCTCTGCTTCAACGGGGCCAAGGGCACTGGCAAGAACCTCTTCGCCACCCTCTGGAAGTCTTTGGTGGGGAAGGAGAACTACCACTCTCCCGACAAGGACATCGTGGAAAGCCGGTTTCTGGGGGAATTGAAGGACCGCCGGGCCATCTTCATCGACGAGGCCCGCATCAACACCGACGAGGCGGAGAACTTCATCAAGATCATCTGCAACCGGGAGGCGACCCTTCCCGAGAAGTTCAAGAATACGACCGGACTTTCCCGCCTGGACTTCTCCATCATCCTGGCCGCCAACCGGGAAATCGACCTGCGAGTGGAGGAGAATGATCGACGTTTTTCGGTGCCGGAGATCACCTCCGTGCGATTGGATAGGGTGTTCACCAAGGCCGAGCGCGACCAGCTCTGGGCCGCGGTGGAAGATCCTGAGATGGTTTACCAGTTCGGGCAGTACCTCAAGCACTGCTGTGACTTCTCGGAGAGGTGGGACAAGGCCAGCGCCTACAAGGAAGATCGCTTCCGCCGCCTATGCCAGATCTCCCTGCGCGAGTGGGAGAGCTTCACCCTGGACTTCCACCTGGGGCAGTTCCAAAAGGGCGTCATGCGGTACCTGTTCTCCGACATGGCCATCGACTACGACTACAAACACAAGCGCCACTCCCTGTCCCAGAGGGCGGTGAACTCCTTCCTCAAGCGCCCCTACCGCGGCGTGATCTTGGGCCACATGAAGATGGATAAGGAAAGGCAGGTGTGGGTCCACATCAGTCAGGAGTTGATCGACAACCCCGACGCCGTGAAGGAATGGATGAAAGACCTATACGAAGTTGAAGATGATTTTGAGAGTAA